AGGCTTGTTCAAGTCCACAACCTTCCTAGAAACAACATGAGCGATTTAGACCTGGCTAGGAATCTTCTTAAAGCTGGAGATTATGAGGTTTTAGAGCTGCTCTTTAACAGTGTGCCGGATGTCTTATCCCAACTTGTAAGAACAGCCTTTATACCATCAAAGGGTCATCGTTTCATAGTATCTGACTTTAGTGCCATCGAGGCTAGGGTAATCGCATGGCTTGCCGGAGAAAAGTGGGTTATCGATACCTTTAAGGACCACGGCAAGATTTACGAAATGACTTCCAGTAGAATGTTTGGGGTGCCTATGGAGCTTATCGTAAAAGGCAATCCCGAGTATGAGCTTAGGCAAAAAGGGAAAATTGCCACTTTGGCCTGTGGTTATCAAGGCAGTGTCGGAGCCTTAAAAGCTATGGGCGCCTTAAACATGGGACTTAAAGAAGACGAGCTGCCGGGCGTTGTTTCAGCCTGGCGAAAGTCTAACCCTAATATCGTAAGGCTGTGGCAGAATGTAGAAGATGCAGCTATAAGAGCCGTAAAAGACAGGACTTCAGTTACTATGCAGTATGGTCTTAAGTTCTACTTTAAATCAGGAGTGTTGTTTATTAGACTTCCTTCCGGTAGAAGTTTGGCTTACGTCAGACCCAGAGTCGAATTAGATACACGGTTTAACAAAGATAAGCTGACCTATGAAGGAATGGAGCTAGGCAAATGGCGCCGCATAAGCACCTACGGCGGGAAGCTCACAGAAAACATCATTCAGGCAATCGCCAGGGACTGTCTAGCAGAATCCCTTTTAAGGCTAGATAAAGCCGGATATAAAATAGCCTTTCACGTCCACGACGAGGTAGTGCTGGATGTCCCCTGTGGCTTTGGGAACCTCAAAGAAGTGGAAAAAATCATGAGCGAGGATATCAACTGGGCACCGGGACTGCCACTTCGGGCAGAAGGCTTTGAAACAGATTATTACATGAAAGATTAAGGAGGAATTTATAAATGAACGAATTGAGAGTTTTTAACCATACAGAGTTCGGCGAGCTTAGTGTTTTAGTTGTTGAAGGTAAAGAATATTTTCCGGCAACGGAGTGCGCAACCATATTAGGATACGCCAATCCGAGAGATGCAATATCTAGGCATTGCAGGAGAGAGGGGATCGTGAAACACGACGGGGTCTCAATAACCACAAACCAATATGGTACTTCAACGAAACAGATAGTTGAAAAAACATATATTACCGAGGGAAACCTTTACCGCTTAATTGTCCGCTCCAACTTACCTGCAGCGGAGCGATTTGAAAGATGGGTGTTTGATGAAGTACTGCCTTCCATTAGAAAATATGGCATGTACGCCACAGATGTCCTTATTGATGAAATGCTAGGTAACCCGGAATACGGAATAAAACTGCTTACCGAATACAAAGAGGCCAAAGAAAGAGCCAAACAGCTAGAACTGGAGAACGCCCAACACAAACAGATTATCGGAGAGTTACAACCTAAAGCATCCTATTACGATTTGATTTTACAGAATAAATCTCTGATGCCAATAAGCAAGATTGCTAAGGATTACGGCATGTCCGGTAGAGCCATGAACAAACTGCTTCACGAATTAGGAGTGCAGTATAAGATGGGTAACACTTGGCTTTTGTATCAGGAGTATGCGGATATGGGTTATACCCAATCAAAGACCCATGCTATTGATGCCGAAAAAAGTGTGATGCATACCTACTGGACGCAAAAAGGCCGATTGTTTCTCTATGACCTTTTGAAAAACAAGAAAGGGCTATTACCGGTAATTGAACGCCAAATCGCTTAGGGAGGGAAGAAAACTATGGACAAGATAAATCCTTGCCATTACAAGATGGGCGGCATAGAAACTATTGATTTTATCAAGGCCAAGCTCACCGAGGAGCAATTTAAAGGCTACCTAGCGGGGAATGTCATTAAGTATCTTTCTCGCTTTGAGCATAAAGCCGGAGAAGAAGACCTGCAAAAAGCCCGCTGGTATTTAAACCGATTGTTGGTGCAAAGGAAAAGACCCATCATCTATGTCTGCTCTCCCCTACGAGGAGATATTGATAGAAACATACAAAAGGCCATCGGCTACTGCCGGTATATTTACAGCCGGGGCGGCATCCCGTTAGCACCACATGTCATCTTTACCACTTTTCTGGATGATGAAATCCCCGAGGAGAGAGCAGCTGGTATAGAGCTGGGTTTAGAGTTGTTGGCTAAATGCGATGAGCTTTGGGTTTTTGGAGAGAAAATCTCTCAAGGGATGTCTTATGAGATTACAAGGGCCAAAAAGCTGGGGATTAGGATAAGAAGGTTTAACGAAAGGTGTAAGCCTTTGGAGGTGGTGGCTGGTGATGCAAGAGGAGACTAGTAATAAAAAAGTCAAGCCCTCTTTCAAATACGACGGAGTTTTAACTATTGCTACCGGAAGGAGCCGTAAGGAGCTGGAGTGGAAAAACCGGGAGATGCTCTGGTCAGAGCTGGTGAAGAAATTAAGCGCTACTACCAGAACCCATGAAAGCTGCAAAGAGTATAAAAAACTCCCCAAGGTGGAAAAGGATAGGATTAAGGACGTTGGAGGATTTGTAGGTGGCACATTAAAAGGAGGCAGGAGAAAGGCAGACTGCGTAGTCTGGCGGCAGATTGTTACACTGGACGCTGATTTTGTAAAAGGGGATTTATGGGCAGGGGTAGAGGTGATGTTTGGCCGTGGCTGCTGCATGTATTCTACCCACAGCCATACACCTTCGGCACCGAGGCTTAGGCTTGTCATCCCCCTTAAAAGGCCAGTATCCCCTGATGAGTACCAAGCGGTATCAAGACGTATCGCCGGGGATTTGGGCATCGACTTCTTTGATGATACCACCTATGAAGCTCATAGGCTTATGTACTGGCCTTCTACTTCCGAAGATGGTGAATTTATCTTTAAATATCTAGATGAAGAATGGGCAGACCCGGATGAGATATTGGCCAGATATCCAGATTGGAAAGACCCATCCTATTGGCCGGAGTCCTCCCAGACTAAAGCTGAACGCAAGAAACTGGCTGATAAGCAGGGCGATCCCAGGGAAAAGCCCGGTATAGTTGGTGCCTTTTGCAGGACCTACACCATAGCCCAAGTTATCGAGAAGTTCTTAAGCGATGTCTATGCACCAGGCGATGACCCCAGCCGCTATACCTATATACCCGGAAGCACTGCAGGTGGTTTGGTCCTTTACGATAGAGATAACTTTGCCTACTCTTACCATGCTACAGACCCTATATGTGGAAAGCTTTGTAATGCCTTTGATTTAGTAAGACTTCATAAGTTTGGCGATTTAGATGATGATGCAAAGGAAGGTACACCAGTAAATAAGCTGCCATCGTATATGGCTATGCAGGAGCTTGCTGAAAAGGATGAGATGGTAAGAAAGACCTTAGATGAAGAAAGACTGGCTGCTATGGATAGGGATTTTAAAGGTGAAGAAGTGGACCCACAGGATATGTTCTTTGAAAAGAGACGATTTATTCCCATGTATCTTGCAGACTGGTTCTTAATGCAGCATGAAGCGATAGTCATTCAAGATGAACTCTACATCTATGAAAACGGCAGGTATGTAGACGGGGATAGAGTGTTTAGGGAAAAAGCTACTAATGTATTAGGACCAGAGTTTCAAACTAACAGGCTAAATGAAGCCTTAAACTACATTAAAAATACAGTGCTAGAAGTGCATCCCAACGAAGCAGCAACTACAGGAGAGTATCTTAATGTAAGAAACGGCTTGTTAAATCTTGAAACATTAGAGTTTGTGCCCCATACACCAGAGCTTCATACCATCATACAGCTGCCGGTAGAATACAATCCTGATGCTAAATGCCCGGCGATAGATAAGTTTTTAAACATGGTGGCAAAGGACAGCATTCCGGTAATCGAAGAGATGCTGGGCTACTGCTTAATTCCCAGCATGAAGTATGAAGCTACATTTCTCTTATACGGCGAAGGCGGTAATGGTAAAGGGACACTAATTGCCCTTATTGGAGAGTTATTTGGAAAGGACAACACTTCAAATATTGCGCTGCAGTCACTGACTGAAAATAGATTTTTAACAGCTGAACTCTTTGGCAAGATGGTAAATCTCTATGCTGATATTCCAAATAGAATCGTAGAGGACTCATCTCTTTTTAAGACACTAACCTCGGGGGACAGCGTCCAGGCAGAGAAAAAGCATAAGCCGCCGTTTAGTTTTTGCAATAGAGCTAAATTAATCTTCAGCGCCAATGAACTGCCATCATCAAGGGACAACTCTGAAGGCTACCATAGAAGATGGATCGTCATACCATTTAACAATAAATTTAATGACAGAGAATTAAGACAGAGCTTATTTTGCAAAGAAGAGCTAGAAGGTCTTCTCATAAAAGCCATCAAGGGATTAAAAAGACTTAAAGCTCAGGACGGCTTTTCAGATATTGCAAGCGTTAAACATATGAGCGAAAAATACAGAGAAAAAAGTGACAGTGTATATAAATTCTTAAAAGAGTGCTGCATTTTAGATCCTAAAAGTATGGTGGGTAAACAAGAGCTCTATGACACCTATAGAAGGAAATGCGGAGATTGGGGTTGCTACCCTGTCAATCAATCCAACTTCAACAACAAAGTAAAGACTGTCTACTCTAATGTAGCAGAGTATAGGAGAACACCCCCGCGCAGATGGAAAGGGCTAAAACTCGACCCTAAAACAGATGAAATGGTGGACGGGTAGATGAAAATTAACCTTTACCCGTCCACCCAAAAAGTGGAAATGTGGACGGGTAGAGATACAGAGGTGGACGGGTGGTGGACGGCTCCAAAGCCCCATACCTCAAGGCTGTGGACGGGGTGGACACCTTTTTCTTATATCTTTCTATATAAAAGAAATAGAGATATATAAGGGTATATATAATGCCTAAATAGTGTTTATAAAAAGAAGTGGAGTAAAGCCGTCCACCTAAAAAACAGGAGGGGAGAACACATGATTAAACAAGAAATCGTAGAAAAGATATACCGGGATGACCACGTGAGTTTTGTAGAGATTGAAAAGATATTAAAAGAGCATAACTTTGACTATAAAGGCGACAGGGTAATACACCATGAGGGCTGCCCCCACCTTATAATCTGGGCTGGGTGGAATGAAGATGCTGTAGAAATAGTTGCGGGAGTACTAAGGGAAGAGGCCATATGCCTGCAAACCACACATAATCTGACCTATTTAATAGATGGAGGCGGCCTTGATTTGCCTATTGCAAAAGGGGTTAAAAAATATAAAAGAGACCATTGGCTTCCTATGGTACTAAGGACTGAAGAAAAATGCAGGAAAAACAAATAGAGGTTAGATTACAACGGGAGATAAAACGAAGGGGTGGAGCTGCTCTAAAATTCACTTCTCCTGGAATAGCAGGAGTGCCAGATAGGTTAGTGCTTTTACCTACAGGAAACGTGGTGTTCGTGGAGCTAAAAGCACCTGGCAAGAAGTTAAGGCCTCTGCAGCTAAAAAGAAAAGAGCAGCTGGAAAGCTTAGGTTTTAAGGTTTACGTCCTGGATTCGTATGCAGCAGTTGATGCTTTTGTCGAGGAGGTGACAGATTGAAGTATGTTCCTTACTATTATCAAAAATATGCCCTAGATTTTATCTTAAACCAGAAGGCAGCAGGGATATTTTTAGATTGTGGTTTAGGGAAAACAGTAATCACTTTAACTGCCATTGCCGAACTTATGCATAACCGCTTTGAAATAGCTCGACCTTTGGTAATTGCACCTTTAAGAGTTGCAGAGAGCATCTGGGATGTGGAAGCTAAGAAGTGGGATCACCTAAAACATCTACGCATCGCCAAAGTGCTAGGTTCAAAAGAAGAGCGCATCCAAGCCTTGAACACTGCTGCCGACATCTACGTCATAAATAGGGAAAACACAAAGTGGTTAGTCGATTACTACAAAAATAACTGGCCTTTTGACATGGTGGTGCTAGACGAGCTCTCCAGCTTTAAATCCCATAAAGCCCAGAGGTTTAAGGCACTTCGCAAGGTAAGGCCCTTTTGTAAGCGGGTAGTAGGCCTTACTGGCACTCCAGCTCCTAACGGGCTCATTGATTTATGGTCCCAAGTTTACCTTTTAGATAGCGGCAAAAGGCTTGGCAAAACCATAACCGGTTACCGGGAGCGCTACTTCTTGCCTGATAAAAGAAACCATAATGTAATTTTCACCTACAAACCCAAAGAAGGTGCTGAAGAAGCTATCTACAACAAGCTCTCCGACATCTGCATCAGTATGAAAAGTGGGGACTACCTGAACATCCCCGAGCGCATAGACAATATCGCAACAGTTGAGCTGCCGCCAAAGGCTATGGAGCAGTACCGAAAGTTAGAACGGGATTTACTGCTGCCGCTGCTTAATGGTGATGTGGTGGC